TGGTGATACCTGGCGAACGCAAACCGTAGATGCCAAGAACGTCGGTAAAGTCGGTTATTGGAGCCGTGCTGGAACAAGCTAGCGCGAGTCCGGTCCCGATTAGGGAAATAGAGATCGACCCAACAACTAAGCGAGTTCGCGTCGTATTTGCGGATGCGCCACAACCGGCGTCTACCGCGCCCGCGGCCGTCGAATCGCGCAAGTTTGTCCCCGGAACGCAGTTTTCGGACGACGCGAGCCCGCTTAGCGCTATCGAAATCGCGCTGTCGCGGCCGACGTACGAGGTTGACTAATGGGTATCGCGGTCGCGAGCAAAAAGAGCAGCGGCGACGACGGCGGGAATAGTCGCCGCGATAACGATGAGCGCTTGTGGTGGCTCGCGAAAAAGAGCGAAGGGCCGCGATCTGAAGTCGCGCGTCGTCTCGCGAACTGGATGGACAGTATCGACAAAGCGAACTGGACTAACCGCTGGGCGAACCTCGTATGGTTTCGCTTGATGACCGGCCGCGCTGGCGGGCCGACGTCGTACAACTTTTCGAGCGTCGCGCGTCCGTCGTCGCTTACGACGCTGTGGCGACGGGCGACGTTTGCAGCCCCGACGGATAACGTCCTCGCGCAATGTTCAGACGCGCTTCATGCTCGCGTCTATAGCCAGCGGCCGTATTTGTTCGTCACTCCGGTTGACGGCGATTACAAAGCCCGCGTGAAGTCGAAAAAGCTTACGCGGTTTATCGACGCCGCGTTTTACGACCTCGGCCTGTGGTCGATGATCGAACAATGCGGAAACGACTGCCGCATTTGGGGAACGTCGTTTTTGAAGGTCGACGTCTCGATGGACGGCAAGCGGATTGAAGCGTCTCGCGTCCTCGACGACGAAGTCGTCGTAGACGAAAACGAGCTAAACGCCGGGCCAGAACCGCTCCATCTTGGCATCCGGCTATTCGTCAATCGCGCAGTTTTGCTCGACGCGGCCGGGACCGATCCGGCCGCCCGCGAGGCGATTATGAACGCGCCGAAGTCGGCTAACGGTGTTGTCATGGGCAGCGAGATGGACAATACCGACGTCGTCGTCTTGCGCGAAGCGTGGGCTCGAAAGGTCGGCGACGAGCAAGGACGGCACGTCCTTTCTGTAGGCGATTACGCGTTTGTCGACGAAGCGTACGACCGCGATTGCTTTCCTATCGCTCGGCTCTTGTTTCACCAGCTGCCAACGGGGTACAAGGGGCAGGGGATGCCCGAAATGGTCAGTGGCCTACTGCGGCGTCTTGAGTTTCAGCTCAGCGCGATCGACGAGAACCACCGCCGTGCTAGCTGGCCGCGTATCGGCATCCCGAAGGGGAGCAACATCAACCCGTCGGCGCTCGCGGATACTTCAAACGGGATATATCATTTCGCGGGATCGGATGCGACGTTTCACTTCCCCGAAGCGGCAAGCGCGGCGCAATACCAGTACGTCCAGTACTTGCGCGACAAAATTAAGGAGCGCTTCCGGGTTAACGAGACCGACAACAACGGGCGCGAGCCGCAGTTCAAAAGCGGCGAGGCGTTTATCCAGCAGGACCGCATCGCAGACGAAGCGCATGTCGACTTGTTTCAGCACCTTGAGGATTTCGTTGAGCGCGTTGGCGTTCTAGTCGTCGAAGCGGCTGAGAAATGCCGCCCGACGGTTCGCCTTCCCGGGCGCCGTCTCCAGGAGATCAAGTGGGACGACGTCCAGTTGTCGCGCAATAGCTACAGCCTGCGAATTCTGAAGCTGTCTCAGTTGTCGCAGTCGGGCGCGGCGAAACAGGAAAAAATCGACCAGTGGTTCGCCGAGGGCGTTATCACGAAAGCCGTCAAGATGCGGCTCGAACAAGTCCCTGATACCGAGGGCTACGCGACGATCGCGAATAGCTCGCCGGACTACGTAGAATATGCGCTAGACGCGATCGTAGAAGACGGCGATTACGTCCCGCCAGAGCCGTGGATTGATCTCGCGGCGGCGCTCGAGTCGGCGCAGTCCCGCTATTTGCGCGAGAAGATGGAAGCGACGCCGCGCGACCGGCTCGATATGCTGCTGCAGTTTATCTTCCAGATCCAAGAGCTAATGGGCGACGCGGCGCCAGCGCCGGTCGCGCCGGCCGCGTCGGTCGCCGCGCCGGGAATGCCGCCGCCCGCGCCGCCGGGAAGCGCGCTAGGAAGCGCTTCAAGCGCGCCATTTGGCATCCAACCGCCGCCCGCGCCGCCGCCTGGCGCGCCACTAGTTCCGTTTCCCGTTGTCCCAAACGCCTAAGGAGCCGCATGCCTGATACTGCTACGCAAGACAAAGCGACTACGACTACGCCGGCTGCCGCGCCGGCTGGCGCGCCTGCAGCGCTTCCTGGCGCGCCTGCAGCGCTTCCTGGCGCGCCTGCAGCGCTTCCCGGCGCGCCAGAGACCGCGCTCGAGGCCGCATCGGCCGAACCTGCCGCGCCCAAGGCCGTAACGCTCGCCGAGCTGCGCGCCGCGCGCAAAGAGGCAGCGCAGCCCGCCGCCACGACTACTACGACTACGCCACCGGCTAATGGCGCTACGACTGAAACCGCGCCTCCCGCGCGCAGTGCGGTTGATGTGGCCGTCGATCCTGCCCAGCTCGCGATGTTCGCGTCGCTCAACAAGGAGCTGCGCGCCGCGCGCGACAAGATTAAGGAACTGTCGACGGCTAGCGAGCCCGCGCAGCAGCTCGCGGCTGCCAAAAAGCTCGCCGCCGAGGGAAAGCACTACGACGCGATTCGCGCACTCGGGCTCGACTTTGATTCCGCGGTCGCCGAAGTTGTCGGCGCGCCCGGCGCGACTAAGCCAGACCCGGAGCTGGCTAAGCTGCGCGAGGAGATCGCAGCGCTCAAGGCCGGGGTGTCCGAGACGCAGCAGCAACAGACCGCCGCTCAGCGAGCTGCGCGCGAAGCGGCCGTCGACAATATCGCCGCGCGCGTAGCTGCCGACGGGAAGACGTACCCGTATCTCGCGCGCTCCAAAGAGTGGGTCCGCGAGGCGCTTACCGGTGCCGACGAAGCTTACGCGCAGGCCGTTGCCGCGAACGGCGGGCCGCTGACGCAGGAGCAGAAAGACCAGCTGATCGCGGCCGCGCTGACGGTCGCCGAGGAGCGCCGGGCCGCCGAATCCAAGCTGTATGCGCCTGCCGCGCCGGCGCCCGCCGAAGCGCCGCCTCGCGCGCCAGAAGGCCGCCCCGGCCCGCGAACGATTACTAGCGCCGTCCGTAGCGCGGTTACGGCCCCTCGCGCCGGCGGGCCGAAGACGCTGGACGAGATTCGCCGCGAGCGCCGAGCCGCGTCACGCTAAGTGCAGTTCGCCGCGCGAGGCGAGACCGGGCGCGCCAGCGGCGTTAGGGTCCATAGGACAAGGGAGCATAGGCGGGAGATCGAGAGAGCGAGGCGGCGGGATAGGCGTAGCGCCGCGGCGGACGGCCGGCGCGATTCGCGGATCGCGATCCGCGTCTGGTCTGGTCGCCCTCGGTCGTGGTCAAGGGCGCGAGCAGGGAGCGAACCTACTAGTCGCCCACGGCGGCGCAGACGTGCGACCACAGATCGCCCTGGTCACCGTCGTCGTCGTCCGGCTGGCGCCCGAACACAGCCGCGAACAACTCCGCAGCCTCCTTGTAGGTCTCCGGGCCGCCATCGTCGTCGCAAGATCGCACGTACTTGATCGCCTCAGGCTTCGTCATCGTCATCTCCTCGTTGGCTGTTTTCGTCCTGACCACGATATGAGTATAGACGCCGGGGCGCGGGAGACAAGCGGATATAGCACGTCCATATCGATAGGTTCACGGTGCGTCATGGGAGACATCCGGATAAGCATGGTCCATAGGACAAGGGGGCATAGGCGGGAGATCGAGAGAGCGAGGCGGCGGGATAGGCGTAGCGCCGCGGCGGACGGCCGGCGCGATTCGCGGATCGCGATCCGCGTCTGGTCTGGCGCCTATGCCTTCCTGTCCTATGGACCCTAATGCCGCTGGCGGTTGCAGTTGCGGTAAATCGTTAGCGATCTGCTAACGAACGCAACGTAGTAGCGCGATTTCGCGCTCCGCTTGCGCCCCTCAATTACGGCCCGCTGAAACGCCGGAACGAAAGCAAACTGACGGAGCATCACGATGGCATTTTTCAGCGACTCGGTCGACGCGCTTATGCGCAGCGACCTGCACGAAGCCTACGAGGACCTCGCGTTCGGCGGCTCGTACGCGTCTATTGTCGGGTTGTTTCGCAAGGTCGAGAAGAACGGCGACAGCGTTACCGTCCCCGTCAAAACTGACTTTTCGCCGGGCTTGGGCGGCGATGCGGCTACGAGCTATAGCAACGCGGGAACGGCGCAGCGTTTCAAGTTCATCGTCCTCCCGTTCAAGTGCTACAACACGAGCATCGTCGATATGTCGCAGGACATTTTTACCCACGGCTCGGAGAACTCCGTCGCCGAGTTGCTGGAGGACGAGGCCGCGACGTGTATGAACGGCGTTAAGGTCGAGCTCGACCAGATCCTTTGCCAGTCGGGTTACGGCGAGCTCGGGACGATCAGCGCGCATAGCGGCTCGGGGCCGTACGTCCTGACGTTCGCGCAGCGCTCGGACGTCCTGCACCTCGTCGGCGGCGCGACGTACGTGACTAAGAGCAGCCCGTCGGCCTCGTCGCTCGACACTGGCTCGTTTACGGTTAGCAAAATCAACGCTAACGCGCTCCAGGCGACTGTGACCGCGAACGGTGGCTGGACTCCGACCGATACGCATGTCTTCGGGATCTCGGGGACGATGGCTGCTAGCGCGTCGCCGGTTACCGCGGCAGGCATTCCGGGCTTCATTCCTCCCGCGTCGGCGCGCCCCGTTTCGTCGAGCGACAGCTTCTACTCCGTTAACCGCTCGACGAACGAGATGAAGCTCGCTGGCCTGTATCTCGACTGCTCCGGCGCGAACAGCGCAATTGGGCAGCTCTCGATTACCGAGGGCGTTAACCAACTCGCCGCGCAGATCGCCGACGTCCCTGGTTCCAAGCCCGATACGCTTGTTATGACGTTCACGAACAAAGGCAAGATTGTCGCTGAGCTGCAAACGCAGAAGCGCTACGTCGAGAGCGGCAAGGTCCAGGGCGCGGACATTAGCGTCTTTTTCGACACCGTTAAAATCGAAGGTCCTACCGGCCCGATGGACATCGTTGGGTCGAGCAACTGGCCGAGCAACCTGGTCGCGATCTTGACCCGCTCCTGCTGGTACCTCGGCTCGCCGAACAACATGCCGTTCAAGCCCGTCGGCGTCGACGGCTTGCCGTTTACCATGGACCCGGGCAAAGACCGCGCCGTCGTCCAGTATCGCGGTTCGGGGTTTGTTTTCTGCGACGCTCCCGGCTGGAACGGTATGCTTACGGTCAAGGCCTAGCGAGTAGCGAGAGGCTATATTATGACCAACTTCAAGCAGGACGGCGCCGACGCGCAGTCGCGGACCGTTAACGTCGACCTCGTCTTTACGGCCGGGACGTCGGGCGCGGTCCCGGCCGCGCTGACGGTCAGTAACGGAATCCTCAGCGTCGTTAAGTCGAGCAACAACTACGTCGTGACGTTTCAGCCGGGGCCGGTCGCGTACTTGAACGGCTGCGGTCACGTTATCCAGGCGAGCTATGCGGCGAACGGCGCATGCAGGGTCGTCCCTAGCGCGCAGGACGTTGCCGGGGCTGGGACCGTTACGCTGACGTGCTACGAGTCGGACGGGACGGCGACTGCGCTGGCTTCGGGTGACGAACTGCACTTTACGTTTAGGATGAAGCGCTAATGGGGTTCGCCGACGACGTCTTCGATCGGTACGCGAAGGCCGGGAAAGACGGCGCCGAGCCCGACGCCGACGACGCTAACGCGCCGGCCGGCGGCGGCAAGATGCTGCTCGCTGCAATTAAGAGCGGCGACGCGGCGGCAGTAGAAGAGGCGATTCGGAACATTGTAGGCGTTTAGCTTGGCGGGGGCCGGCGCGCGTCGTGGAACTTGTAGTCCCAGGCGCGCCGGCCCCCGTCGTTTTTGGGGCGTACTGTGCAAATCGAACTCGCTACGTTAATTTCGCAAGCGCGCGTCGAGAGCGACCTTAACCGCTCGCAAGTCTGTAGCGACGACGATATCGCCGCGATGCTGTCCGACGCAGGCGCGGACGTATACGACATGTTTACCGCGACGAACCAGCGGTACAATATCGCGACGTTCGACTTTGCGCTGGCCGGAGGAGTTGGCGCTAACTCGATCGCGCTGCCTAGCGACTTCCAGCAGGGGCACAGTATCGACGTTAACCCAGACTCG